CGGTTCTTGGGGCCCCGAGACCGCTCTGCTTCTGGCTGGCAACTTCGACTATGCTCGCTATGCGATTCGCTCCGACATCACCTTCAAGATGTTCGATCAGGGCGTTATCACTGGCGATGGCGGCACTGTCGCTCTGTCTCTGATGGAGAACGACTGCGTTGTCATGCGTGCGACCATGCGCCTTGGCTGGCAGCTCCCGAAGCCTGTGAATCCCATCGCTGGCACTACGTACTATCCCTTCGCTGTCCTGACTCCTGCTGAGTGATCTGGAAGATCGGAGGAATAGCGCATGATTGTTAAACTTCTCAAGCCTGTTCCGATGATCGATCATGTGATGCAGCCCGGTGAGATCGTTGATGGCGATCTCCTTCTTCAGAAGCTTGTGAAAACTGGCCGGGCTGTATACACTGATCCGAATCCGACCAAGCCGAATGCAGTGCCAAAGGATGAACCCGTTGCATCCACGGCTGAACCGGAAGTCGAACAGACTGCGCCTGAACAGGCCGAACACGAAAAGACTGCTAAACCCGCTACCAAGCGCAAGAAAGCAGTCGAAGAATAACTGACGCAAAGGCAAGGTGGCTGAAACATGTCACCTTGCCCGTTTTTCCTGTAAGGAGGTCGATGCTGTATGGCAGATGTGCATAATGTGTACGATCCACCAACCGAGCAAGAGATCGAGATGATGGGCCACCGCATTTCTGCCTACATCTTCCCGAATGTGCCAAGAACTGACGAAGAACATGAAGCCTTTGATAAGGCTGTGCTTTATCAGATAGAGCATGAGAAGACGCTTGCTGACGTTCTTGGACAGGAGATGGCGCACATACCAGACGGCACGAACTCTTTTACTATCGGAACGTTCAGCATGAGCTTTGACGGAGGGTATAAGAACGGTGCTGTTCTCGACCGAAGTTCGATCTGTACATACGCATATGGCGTTTTGCTGAGAGCCGGACTGCTGTACAGAGGCGTTACCGGAGGGGGCTGTTGCGGATGTCTCTGATAAACCTGTTTTTCCGTCAGGAAGTAACGATCAAACCGTTCATACGGCAAGGCTCTGGCGAACCGATCTACGGCGAGCCTGAAGTCAGGAAATGTCGGTTTGAACGTGGCCTGAAGAATAAGAACGTCAAGCTGAATCCCGATGGTGTGATCAACAGCTATCCTGCCGGATCGAGGCTGTATTGTACAGGGCCTGCGATTCCGATTCAAAGCATTGTGCTGTACGAAAACCATGAGTACATCGTTGTTGATTGTCGTGTGCTGAATGGATTTACAGACGATCATCTTGAGGTGACACTTGAATGAGCAAACGAGCTGTGTTCAAAGGCTTGCGGATTGAACTTGATAAAGATCTTATCAAGTCAACTGTTAAGGCGTGTGGTGAAAAAGCGATTCGTGAATCGCTGGAATACATTGCCGATCTAAGCCGACAGCAAGTGCCTGTTGATACTGGTGCACTTCGAGACTCGTGCGCTGTAGATGTTGACGGCTCTGGACTGCAAGGGACAGTAAGCTACAACACTGATTATGCTGTAGACCAGCATGAGAATTTGACCTACGGACACCACAACGGCGGTAACGCTAAGTACCTTGAAGACCCTGTAAACGAATCAGTTTCCGTTGTACAGCAAATCACCGCAAGTGCCTTTCGTGAAAAGATGGGGTGATGAACTATGGCGTTTAACCTGATCGAACAGATCGCAAAGCATATCGAATTTCTCGGTCACGGGAACATGGCTGATGCTGAAAATGATGGTGACATCTTCTGGGGCAAGATGCCTGATGACCCTGATACAGCGATTTGCGTTTTCTCAACTGACAGTCAGTATGGAGGATCTGAAAGCGGCGCAAGAATCCAAGTGATGGTCAGGGCGAAAACGTCAAGAATCGCTTACGAGCTATCGAACGCTATTGCGGATGATCTGATTGAGTTTGACGGCTTTCTCGCAGGAGATGGCGCTCATGTGTTAATCACCCCAACGAATGTATCAGAAGGACTTGGCGCTGATGCGAAACAGCGTGAGCTGTACGTAAGCAATTATGTCGTGAAGTATTGTAACTATTAACCAGCAGGAAGTCCCCTGTTGGCACGAAACGGAGGAAGATACACTATGAAAGGTCGTAAAAACGGCTGTCCTGTAAACATTCGAAACTGGCTTGTGTATATCCTCGATGTCGCTACGAACGATTGGGTTCGTATCTACGGTCTTACGTCTCTGACGAATACCGTTGACAGTGACACAGAGGATGGCTCTGCTGATACCGATCTGTGGGAAGAGCCGTATATCACCAAGCGGAACGGCTCTGTTTCCCTTGAAGGTCGGCGTGTTGTCGAAGAATCCACTGGCAATCTCGATGATGGTCAGGAACTTCTGAACAGCTATGCCGATGTCGGCGGGTGCGATGCTGACGCAACTCTGAAGTTTGTCGATCCGTATGGACATTCTTGGATTGCCGATTACATCGTCACGAGCCATGAAACGTCCGCTGATGACAGCGAAGAGAGCGAGTCTTGGGACCTGTCTCAGGTTGGCGAAGCCGAACAGCAGCCCTATGTTGCCGTCTCTTCCATCGCCCTGAAGGACGGTGAAACCGCTGTCACCACGCTGTCCATCGCTGTTGGCGATGCTGCCAAGCTCATTACCGTTGCGTTCACGCCCGCTGATGCGTCCAATAAGCGCTTCCGGGTGTCGAACACCAGACGGAAGGTTGCGGCTATCAGCAATATCACCGAAGACGGCTTTACGCTGACTCCTGTGGCTGCTGGTTCGACTACCGTGACCGTTACCTCTGTGAACGGCACGAAGACCGCTTCCATCGCTGTTACCGTGACCGATTCCTGATCCATTTGACGGGGAGGCAGTCTGTAATATGACTGCTTCCCCTCGATTTCTATGATAACGACAAAAAGTGGAGGTGCTTACAATGAAAAAGGTTCTGAATTTTGATCAGTTCATGCAGGAAAAGAACAAGGACATGATTGAGGTCACTGTTCTTGGCAAAATCTATGAAGTTCCCGCTGAGATTCCTGCGATTGTGCCTGTGATGATGGCTCGTGCAGAAAGTTCCACCGATCAGCAGCTTGCGACCAAGATGGTCATGAGAGCCGCTGACGCAATGTTTGGCACAAAAGCCATAGATGAAATGTGTGCGAACGGCATCAGTGCCGCCAATCTTGCGACCCTTGTCGAACAGCTCTTCCGTCAGATTAACAATCCAGGCGCAGATGAAGAAGATGACAGCGAAGAGTACACCGATGAAGACAGCAGGAAGCCTGTGAATGCAAACCGTGGTGACGGAAAAAAGTAAACATGCTCCATATCTGGGATGCGATAGAAGCTGATTTCCTTCGTGACTATCACATCGTTCTTATGGAGCGTCTTGATGGCATGACTTGGCGGTATTTCCTTGTCCTGCTGAACAACCTGTCGCCTTATGGTGCAGTAGCAATGCGGATTCGTGCTGAAAACGAGAAGAAAGACGTAGAAACGACCAATGAAGAAGATAAGTTAGCCGCAGACAGATTCTTCTCTTCTGTTATGTCCATGTGATGAAACGTGAGGTGATACTATGGCATTGAATGTCGGTGAACTGTTTGCATCGTTCACCATCGAAACGACAGGCATTGACGATGCTCTCTCTGGCATTGAAAACAAATGCAATAGTGTTGGCTCTACGATGACAAAAACTGGTGCAGTTATGACCGCTGGTTTTACTGCGCCACTTGTAAAAGGTTTCAAAGAAGTTTATTCCGCTGGTTCTGAGTTTGAAGCTCAGATGGACAAGGTTGCCGCTGTTGCCGGACTTGACATTTATGATAGTGCTGATGACATTGCTGATTTCGATGCATTGACTGCAAAAGCTATCGAAATGGGTGCTTCGACAGAATGGACTGCCACTCAGGCTGGTGAAGCATTGTATTACATGGGCATGGCTGGTTGGAAAGCTGACGCTATGATGGCTGGTCTGCCTGCTGTTATGAACCTTGCCACCGCCGCTGGTACTGATCTTGGCAAAGCTTCTGATATCGTTACCGACGCTCTTACTGCATTTGGCATCACACTCGAAAGTTGCGGTGGAGACACTGATGTTTTCTCTGGAAAAGTAAACGAGTTCGCTGATGTTCTTGCCGCAGCAGCCACCAATTCCAACACGAATGTCGAAAAGCTCGGTACGTCCTTTACGTACGTTGCTGGCGTAATGGGTACTGTGTTCGCTGATTCCGAAACAAGAGTACAGGATACTGCCGTTGCTCTTGGTTTGATGGCGAACGCTGGTATCAAATCCACGAAAGCTGGCGCAGCACTTCGTAATATCCTCACTGGCTTAACCGGAACTACAAAAACAACAGCAGCCGCTTGTGAAACGCTCGGTGTTTCTTTGACTGATAATGCTGGGCAAACTAAAGACCTGTCTACGATCATGCAGGAACTCCGTGGATCGTATAAAGAGCATCGTGGAGAGGTCGAAGCAGTTGCTGGAAAGGTACAAGAACTCAGCGCCGCATACGAGTCCGGTAGAATAACAGAAGCTCAGTATAACGCT